GTTCCGGTTGTCCGGTGGTGCTTCCAGTCACCCCCTAAAGCCCTCCCGAAGGATGGGGGTATACCGTTGCTAGTACTGCTATCATCAACGCTTAAGTCGTTTCACCAATAAACACTCCCTGTCTGAAGGGGAGCACCCGTCCTACGCAGTCCCTGATGACCAGTCAGGGGTCGTACCACCACGAGTATGAGTACAGGTTACAATTATTCCGACAATACACAGTTGAGACAGCAGCATTCGCTGAAGAGTCTGTCTAGTTCGCTACTTAGCCTTCTTCACAGGCTTCATCTTCAGGGCATCCTCTTGATATAACACTTTCCACTTCGCTGGTGGCAAGCTGTAGCTCTTGGCGCTTAATCCGAATTGCCATCGCAATGAGACGCTGAAGAGTTCCCGACCCTCCAGAAACGGTGACACTAAGTCCTCGAACCCGAATACAATAGGTACATCCGACTTGGTTGACACCGAGAAGTCGAGATGCTGCATCGTTAATCGAATCTCCCGTCCAAGATCCAAGGGCTCTGTGCAATGAAGCTTCCGTCCAGTCGTATCTGTGATATCTCTTAAATACAACCTTCCCGAAACTCCAGCTTTCCTTGAAACCAAGGGGGTAATCCTGATACGGATTCTCCGGACGGTGATGTAACCGCCACTCATCGCGACTCGGACTTTCGTCAGGTAGTTTGAAGGGAGTAATGGGATTTCCACATCCTCCATCCCCACATTGACATTGAGCTTGTTGCCTAGCGTCGCTTCCTTGTATAGCTCGTTCCATGGTTTATTGACTTGTTCGTATTCAGTATCCATGAACTGGTCTGTTCAAGAGGCCCCTCCATGACTAGGCGGTGAATTGAACTGTTGTGTTGCATCGCACAAAATTAGCCTGAGCGCGTGTGAGACCCGCCAAGCCATTGACAGTGATGGTTGCAGTAGCGTTAGGGAGGCCGGATGATGAAAGGACCCCAGAGAAGAGTCCAGTCCCGACTTGCGTTCCTCCACGAATAACGCCAATGCTCGTACCGTTTCCTGAAATAGTTATGTTAGACACGGAAGTTGTGTTCAGAGCAAGTGTGAAGAAGAATGTTCCTGGGGTGTTGACATTATAGGTGAGCGAACTAGACGTCATGGCGACGTCAGAATTAGTTACGTACTCTGGGCCGTTAATGGTAAGCGTCCCTCCTATATCGATAATAGTGTCCTCAACCAAAGTCCCCGCAGGTTGTGCGTCTTTAAATGCGACTGTGTATTCCACGTAGATATCCCCGATGGCATTTGAAGATCCTCCACCATAGACTGCAAACAAAAACTGACCCAGGTCCAATAGCTTCCTGTCGCTAGTCCCTGACTCGTTTACGAACCTTGACACATTATCCATTGGTATGTTCAACATCACTTCACTCCATGGCGCACTCTCATTACTGTGTGAGTAAGCGGAGATGGCCGCCCGATCAACGGGAAGAGGATCATTGGAGTCCTTATCCCAGAGAAGAGCAACACGCCCGGTTTCGGTAGTGGCGCAGAGTGGTACATATATGAATCTAACGTTGATAAATTTGTACGTGTCAAAATTCGCTGCAATAGTAGGCAGCCATGTGAAGAGCCGAGCATTACTTGGATTCACGCGATAATTCCCAGTGACGTTCATCCCCGAGTTGACGCTGAGAGCTCCTGTCGTGTTCGCGATGGTTGTGATCAATTCACGGTGTGAAACGACGACAGAGCCTGAACTTTGTCTGAATTTAGGTCGACTGGCGGGCATTCGTTTCGTGACAGCAACAGGAGCCGCCACCATACTACGCCCTCCAACCAACACTTGAGGTCCCTCATTATAGTTCCTTCCCTTCTTCTTCTTATTATTCTTCCTTCGTGTATTAACATAATCTGCAACTGTATCAATCACATACGGTACGATTGCCTTCCCCGCCTTATATGCAAGCGGTGCGAGTGCAGCAGCTTTGGGCACAAGTGCCAGATTATTATTCCTTACCACCATAGTCATGTTTGTCGTTTTGGTCAAGCTGCGGCGAAATCAAGGATGCTGGGCTCATGAGCGTCAACACCCTCAATTCCGAAGAGATCCATATCCCATCTGTCCAAACGGTCTTCCAGTGCTAGCTGATCGTCGCCGGTAAGTTTGAAGGCCTGCCAAAATGATGCACGAGATTCAGGGGTGATCTCGTACTGGCCCCCACTTCCACGCCATTTGTGCACATTCGTAACTGTGTCAATTCTCTGATGCTTCTCTGGCTTGTCGTAAACCTTGAACGCTGAATAAAACTTCTCAACGACAGGTATTCCCGCACTGAGTGCGAGTCCCCCATGATGCTGAGCGTTTGACCAGGCCTTACGTGTAGCCAAATCTCGGATATTGTTGACACAATGCACATCTTTCGACATCGCTGTTCGCACGTTCCGAACCATCTTCCAACCACCTTTGAAAGCAACAGGATGTGCTTGACAAAACTCAACTTCCTCAAGATTATACACAGGTGGCTCAACCTTCATCGTGTATCCCAAATTAAGGAAATACTCAGGTAGAGTTGTCTGTATACGCTTGAGGTTGCGTCGTTCAACAATGAGGACACAATCATCCCCACAATTGGCCAAGCTGTACTCGTTGATGCCCAAGAACCGCATGTAACCATACACCATAGAACACATAAGCAGATAGTTCCCAAGAGAGGTGTTTATATCCCCACTCATACGGCACCCACGCTTGACATAGGTCACGGATCCATCAGGAACGTAACCTTTACCTTTGTTTGTGAGTTGCCAGTCCAACAACTTGCCGAGAAGCTTGTTGCCAGGGTACATGGCCCTGTAGAAGCCGTGCTCAAATTGGAGCGCTTCCACGGAACAGTGTTGATCAAACCTGGAGGCGTCAAGTCCAATGGCCACAGGCCTGTGGAACTTGTCCCATTTGTTGCGAAAAATCGCCCCCACCTCATCTGCTGTGTATCCTTTGATGCACGTTGTCTCTCCAAAGACGCGGTCCACTGCTTTCATCAGTCTGGACTCCATATGCCGCAGATACCTTCCCAATTCGACATTGTACCTGGGTGACCGAGGCTGGATCACCCTAGGTGCTGGATCACCTTTAGCAGTCGATATCTTCTCCGCCTTGACAAATGTAGTTAAATAACTATCTCGCTCATTGACGGGTGTGATATGCAGACTCTCCACGGCTTTGGTGTAAGTACGCAGCTTCGCACCGTTGTAATACGAGAGAAATCCCTCATACTCTAAACGATGGGCTCTGCCAACCTCCTCCGTAACCGCTTTCCTGAACGGGGAAAGACTACTAAAGGCCCCTTGCTTGGGTTGTGGAGTGCGAACAAGTCTTCCATTCTTCTCGACACAGAAAACTCTCTCCACAAGACCTCTCTTCAGGTTTGCCAGGCAATGATTATGTACTAAGAAGCGTGCCTGTGATGGACCACCTGCAACCATAAATAATTTACGCTCCTTAGCTGTGGGAGGTCCTATGCGAACCTCAAGCACCTCCTGGGGAAGCAACGCTTCAGATGGAACGTCACGGTTGATGTGCGTTACTACCCCAGGGAGTTGCACTAGGCCTCCCTATTTAACACCCAGGGACTCCTGAGAGCCCCAGAGTTGACTGGCTTCCTCAACTCCCTCCTGATATACAAAGCAGAAGCCAATCGCAAGTGGCAAGATGAAATCACGATCACAGTATCTGACGCA